TCACGTAGGCAGAGCAACTTGTATACAACATACGCTACCCCGATTGTTGAAGAGTGGTCCTTTCCAGAGTTTGCAGAGATAATTCCATTCCCCACATAGCATTCTCCGTTTGGGACGCTCCTAGTCCAGAACTCCCCATCTTCTATAGGCTCTATGGAGACTATCCTATCCCAATAGATGTTACCATCAATACGGGCATAAACCCTTCCATGCTTTTCTGGAACTACTACTCTTTTGTAGTCAAGTAGTTTAATAGTATTGATGAAGGCAGATATAGACTCTTGACTTGACACGGTTACATAATGCGCCTCTGATGCGTTATCAAAATTTGACTTAGGAACCCTTGAGCGAATTGTCGATGGTACTGCTAGGCGGAGAAGTGCCTTATGTACTCCATCTGCAAGTTCCTGGGATACGGATACAAACTCTGCTGTTACCCCGTTCTTTTTATAGACGCATCCATCGGTTTGCCATATTTTTGATATGCAGGCAGCCAGAACATTATTGTCTGATAGCCATACGGGGTCTGGAATGAATTTAGTGTGACTTCTCATTCCCCACATACCATATTTTGTGGCAAGGCCGACCGCCACTGAGTTCTTACTGTGTCTAAAAGAAATCATCCTTTTGTTCTTGTGGTCTATCCTTTGCGGAGAGTCACCTATATACTCACAAAGGCTGAGATAATGAGAAATGCTTTCTGTCTCAGATGAAGAAAAATCAATGTTAATCGACGGGTATTTATCTGTTGGTAAGCATCCATCACCTAACCAATAACCGATCAACTCTGAATGCTCTATGGGTATATTATTTGGAGAATCTGGCTCCATCCCCAACCTTATTGCTACTCTATCTCCCAAAGAGAGGTCGCTTATGCTAAGGAATGTACCAGAGTTGGAGTCTCGTAATCTTTTGTAGAATTTATTCTTCTGCATTGATAGGTACTTGTGCCCAATATGAACATCCTCTACAAATCCAAGGGATGTCTTAACCCTGACCATCTTTCCGTAACCCTCAAGAAATGATTCAGTTGCAAATGTATTCTCTCCTGTTCCAGTAGCCAGACCCTCCTTAAAGGTGTGCAGAGGTTCCCACTTACCAGTTGCAGGATTGAATGATGGAGTATAAGGAGCATGGCAACCCTTACCCAACTTCATGATGATTTCACGCTTTGTATGCTTTTCGTGGAAGATTCTACCCTCTTCCTCACCATGAATTCTGATGCATTCTTCGACTCTGTAGATTTGAGACATATTCTCAACAAGGGTGTACTGGTGCTCAGAGAGTTCTGGCAACCCTAGGTAATCTGGACTCGTAACGAATGTGACTACATCTACGGGGATTTCTTCGAGCGGTGAGTCATCCAACGCTTCCAGCATATCCCCGAAGTCTAGATCATACCCCAACTACAATAGCCTCCGTAGTAACAGCCTGTAGACGTGTCATAATTTCTGTCCTAATGTTAGGATACTTAGATGCGATATCCTTAAGGATACCAATAATAATTTCATGCTTGTGTTCCATACGAGCAAGTTCTTCTGCAATTTCACGATTGTCAAGTACCCCGGCATTTTGGAGCATGGCAATACGCTTGCCTTCGATATCTGCAATCAGTTTAATAGCAACAAGACGAGACTTAATATCACCAGACATATTTGCCTCATCTTCGGCATCATATGCCTTTTTGATGAGAGAAGAGAAGTGCCTGTCTGCACCAGCGAGAGCCTCACGAGCACGAGAATGGATTGCCTCATTTGAGGCTGCCATTTCTCTCCAGTCGCTAAGCAATGATACGACTTGGTTCCTAGATATGCCAAGGCTATTGGCAATCTCTGGCTGAGTCTTTCCCTCAAGATATAACTGTGCTACCTGATTCACCTTGTCTAGGTGCTCAGTTACCTTTTCCAAATCTGTTTTAGCCACGTCTTGTCTTTCTTACCGCTTTAATCCTGTCAGGATAGAACGAACGCCATGCACATCGCATCCATCCTTCGGGTGTCTTTTGTATTTCAAATCCATCTACCCATTGTACACCAGTTTGAGGATTTGTGACGAAACTGTGAAATACGAAAGTCGTTGCATTAATTCCGCGAACCTTGAACTGATCCCCCGGAGTTAAGGTAATCCTTGGCGATACCTGGAATGAATCCTCCCGTAAGAACGGGTCTTTGTTGTAGTTCCTTTTCTTGCTCATTCAAACGCCTTTCTATCTCTCTCTTGATGTACCACTCGGCCTTACGCAAATCCTCAATAGCATCATTCTTGAGGTCTGCTCTGAGGATATACTTGACAGCATTGCCAAGGCAGAAATTCATGTGCTCTGTAATTTGGATTACTTCTACCCCGGATGGGTGACTTGTATAATGCTTTGGATGATTTACAGGGTCATGGACTTCAAACTGGATATGCCCAATCTCTCCGCTGAACTTTTCCTTGTAATCACGAATTCTTTCTGCCGTGTCTTTTGGAAGTATTGTTGTCATTTCAAATTAAACCTTTTCATGTATCGGTATACTTGTTGGACAGATGTGCCACACTCTGTAGCAATCTGCTGTGCTGTTTTCTTGTCAGCATGAAGCCTCTTTCTTAGCCAAATTTCATTCTGATATAAGGTGCTTTTCATATACTCTCTTAATCCATTGATAAAATTCGGTCTGTGTCATATCCGACTTTGATCTATTGCAGAACCGACATGATGTAACACAGTTATCAATAACATACGGAAGGTTGGAGTCTATTCTATCTATTCCATTATAAGAATAGTCTCCCGCCCTATAATAATTGCTTGGCGGTCTATCACAGTAATAACAGTTAGCCGATGAAAGTTGTGTCCACTGAGCCTCAGTCAAATCCCATCTGATGCCTCGACGCTCGGCAGTCCTTATAACAGATTTGAATGCCTTAGTTCTTCCAGAAGTGACTCTACATCTAACACAACGCTTAGATTTGCCAGATGAAATATTAGCAATAGCAAGTTCTCCTTGCCAGCCACAAACACAAGCGAATATGGCCCTCTTACTTCCCTCATTTCTACTAATAAGAGTCCATGAGTTTTTAACATCACCGGGCTTAAACAGTATTGGCTTTTTACTAGTCATGAATAAATTATACCATATAGAAATTTCATTCTGATATAATTTATTAGACAAAGGTATTCTCACTTACGTACCAGCCGAGCCCAATGGCATCGGCTATGTCATTATCTGATAACGATAATTCGTATTTCTTGTTAACTGAGTCTACTGTCATTTGCTTTCTCATTGCCCTATGTTGTGCATAATACCAACTTGTTGACTTACCCGGGTTTTTCTGCTTAAATTCTCGCTTCTCAATTGGGGTTAATAGTCGAGTCCCAATATGGGTCTGCCAAGTTAGAGGACTTATCGCTTCAATACGTCTAACACCAGATATTTGTGCGGCTGAGAGTATTGCTCCCTGTACGAGTGCAAGTTGCATTGAAGTTTTCTTAGAGTTCTTCCAGATTGTTGCCTCAATGACAACAGCATCGGGCTTAAACTCTTTGAAAAAAGGTATGCATTTCCTGCCAGCGTCGCCAGCACGGTAATAGTGATCTGTTCCGCTGAATGTAATCTTCCCATGTTGAACCAGTTTCTTTCCTACGAATATGCTAAATGCCAATGACGTTGTGTCTGCGTCGATGCTCATGATCGTCTTTGGCCTCAGTGCATCTTTAATCCTCAAAATCAAACAGTCCCTTCAAATCCTTCATGAGACTCTTCAACTCTTTCGGAGGAATAATGCAATTATCGCATAGTCCAGCCTCATTGTAAATAGAGAGAGGATTTCCACATCCCGGGCACAACCTTACTTTGCCGACTCTTTTATTGATTCTCTTTATTCTTAGCCGCTCATTTTTCTTTTCCTTGTTGGCATCTGTCCGGCATGGAATAGAGCAATAAATATGGCTACGAGCACTAGCCTCAAACTCATTTCCACACCAAGAACAAAATGCCTTCATCAGAATGCCAGTTTCTCATCCTTGCGCTTGGCAATCTTGATGGTACCCTCGGGGGCAGCCTTACAAGCAGCCTGCAAAGGACAGTTGTTACAAATCTTGATATTGTTAGATCGGAACGGTACCTGAGGAATAGTCTTATCCTGCCATGCTCCCCAAACCTCACGCATCCAATCAAATAAGTAGTTAATGAACTCGATATGCTTATCATTAATGACTACGGGGATCGCAAGCATTTCATGAGTATTCTTGTTCTCATATAGCAAGATACCGTTCTTTTTCTTGTAAATCTTCATGTAGATCAGGAGTTGCAAAATCTGATACTTCGATGCCGTCTTTGTAGCCTTATGTCTATTGAAAGCATCGTCATTGCACGTCTTGATTTCTACGATATATTCCTTGTCATTCCACTTGATGAATGAGTCAACGAATCCCGAAATGGGAGGATCATCATAGGTTGTCTTACGTTCATTCTCAATAACGATACCGGCTGCTTCCATTGCCGCCTGGATTCTAGCGTGGCGATCTGTTCCGGCATCCATGTTTGTAATAGCCTTGCCAGGCTTATACTCAAAGAAAGTTCCACCTTCGAATGCTAGATACCAATACCTAGGGCATATTCCATGATTCCATACCAGAGTGCTAGGAGCAAATGCCTTTTTCCTTGTTTCTCTTGGCACATTGTCAACTCGGTATCCCTCTTCAATAGCATCTGTTAGACCATCAAGTTCATCGAATGGACTTAGTGGAATGCTCTGCGACAGGGCGTCTGCCTTAGCGAATAGACTAGCCATTGTATGACCTCGCTACATACTTCAAGGCGTCTACGAGTCGATCAATTCTCTCTACCGCCGTGTAGTAGACATTCTTTTTCGCACGATCATCTTTCTTGATGTTCGTATAGTATGTGGCAAGCATTCCAAACTTAGCGCTATATGCCTGCAATTGAACAACAAGGCTGGCTGCTGCCGCTGCTGGAATATCTGGCTTGGCAATGATCTTTGCGATAAGAACAAGGGCCTTCGTCAGTTCTTCATCCTGCATATACTCAGATATGTCATTGAATTCGCTGACGCTATTCAATAAATCAATTGTATTAGTTTCCATTATATAAGTCTCTTATCCGGTTCAATTCTTCGAACTCATCCCATGCTATTATAGCAAGTCTTGTCTTGTTCTGCTCGCCCAAAACGAGATAAAGAACCGGCTCCTTTTCCTTGTCTACTTTCATTGCATCCATACATATCTTAGACCATGTATCTCTGCTGATGCTGAAAGACTTTGAGTATTCCTTAACATCTACAACATACCCGGGCAAAGTGCCGTCACCCTTTTGGATGCGGCCACGACCACTATTCTTCTGTGGCTTTGCCCCGATACGCTTTAATTCTGCTCGTTCGCTCATACCGCCACTTCCTCTTCGAATAGAATCCCAAGTGGCCCACCAGCCCTAGCAATTTCCTTTGAAATCTTATTGTGCCATTCGATATGCTTATTCATATTTGTATTAGAAACTAAAGCCATGCATTTAGTACACGTATCAACATATCCATACTCTGCTTCGCTTGCCATTAGTAACCTCTTTCGTATTTGATAGATACGTATGAAATGTGATCGCTCGGGCACCGCCATGAAAGATCAAGACTTGTCCGATAGAATCTGGCTGTGTAAGTCTGCTCAGGACACTCCTGGCATAGGAACGTTCCCTTGATGATCTCATACTTACCTGAGCACTGAGACAATGGAATTCCTTTCTGATTCGTTTGCGTTGAGGTATTCGATACCCTTGGCTCGTCCCTGGGCTCGCTCTCCACTTGGGAATGTGAACCAGGCACCACCCTTGGCAATAACTCCCCGCTCAACTGCTGCGTCGAATAGTTCTCCTACCGTGTCAATTCCTACGAACGGACCATCGAAATAGAAGTCGTATTGTCCAGATACAAATGCGGGGCCAGTCTTGTTGAAGTCGATCATCCAGGTTACCTGGCGACCAATATCTCTCTCAAGAATCTTGTCTCCGACATTGACCTTGGCAGTAATAGCCTTGTTGGCACTCTCGCTAGACCACAACTTGATAACCGTTGAGGAGAAGAACTGGACAGCCTTTCCTCCTGTAGGAATGTGACTAACGAACATAGAGCCAAGAGCGTTACGCTGCTGACTAATCAGGATAAGCAACGTCTTATCATTCTTGTAGTTGAGCATCTTGACGGCATTCGTCATATCTCGTGCTTCTGCACCGATCTGCTTTGTATTCTCCAACTGCTTGAGTTCCTCTGAATCCTTCTCAAAGTAAACTGCTGGGAGCAAAGCAGAGATTGAGTCTACGACAAGAATATCTACCCCGGCATCCATGAGTTGACCAGCGTCATCTACCATGTTATTGATAGACTTGGAAGGCGTGTACAGGAGTTCTCCCGTATCTACCCCGAGTCTTTCAGCCCACTCAGGATCGAATGACTGCTCTGAGTCTACCCATCCACAGACCTTGCCTGCCTTTTGTGCCTCACCGATAAGTTGCTGGCAGAAAGATGACTTGCCCGCAGACTTGTTACCCCAAATAAGCACCTGTCGTCCATAGGCTAGACCACCCTTAAGCGCAAGGTTTAGGCTGACGCTTGGAGTAGGCTGCTTTTCGATGTGTACCGTATTACCTGTGGTTATACGCTTTTGGAGATTAGGTGTTAACTGACTAATGATTTCTTGAGTATCAATCATAGTCGAACACCATGCTTCCTAGGACGATTCTTATTCTGCCCGGCCTTTTCTAGAAGGCTACGCTCTAGACCTATATCTGTATATCCTGTCTTAACAAGTCCTGCGTAGAAGTCAAGGGTACGAATGATGATATCTGCAATCTCGTCTACGACGTTCTGCTCTCCCTTATCCTTGCGGAGTGCTTCCAATACCTCTGATACCTCGCTATGGATGAGGGCCAACTTCACGAGGTAATACTTCATATAAGCATCTTCATCCTCGTGCCAGTTACCTTCGTACCCGTCCCAAAATCCTTTGTCTCGTGCTGTGTAGTAGACCTCTAGGGCCATATCATCTAATTTCATAGTACCGTTCCCTTTTGTATATTCTGCAATGCCATTGTCCCATCTTCTAGTTCATTTGTCAATATCTTTACTGCTGTACCCGGCTCACATCTGATATACGCGGTTGGGAAGATTGATGGGAATACGAGGACGGAATGCAAGTTCCTATCGTAATCTGCCACAACCATCGTAGCCATTTTCTTTCCTGCCTTAGTGACCCTTGACTGGAACGCAATGACATAAACCTCATCAGGCCCGAATGGAAGAGTCTTGTAGTTAAAGAACCTAATAAGTGGATCGGCTTTATCTGCATTGTCCAGAGGAATATGCTTGACGATCCGGTTGCTTGCTACAAGGACCAGGTAGACCTTGCCCTTTTCTACCTTTGTATCTTGGATATCAAATACCCCGAACGTTCCAGTCTTATCCATGAAGTTCACTCGTGACCACCCCTTGCCACGCTTGATATCTGTAGCAATTCCCATATACACTGCTGCTCCAGTCTCTTCGAAGTCTGCCGCTTCACTGAGATATGAGTAGAAGTGTGATGGAAGGTTGGTGTTGAATTCAGGAAGTGAGAGGATTTCGTATAGGTTACTCTTTACCTTGGCATCATTACGAGGGTTGTCAGGGAATGTAATTGCACCAATGCTATCGAGGCACGATACTGCTCGCTTGTTGATTCCATGCTCAGGGGCGTAGAGGCTAAAATCTTCTGCCGACTTATATGGCTGTCCAGCAATGATCTTGCTTGCGCCATTCGTAGCCACATACTTGACAGATGACAAGCCAAACCTAATAGCCTTGCCCTCGATCTTGAAATCAATGTCGCTATCATTGACATGAGGAAGCCTAATAGGAATTCCTAGACGCTTAGCCTCAATGAGATACTCTGTGCGCTTGATCGGTTCCTGCTCAGACTTGAGCAAAGCGAACATGAAATCAAGCGGGTAGTAGAACTTTAGCCACGCTGTCCAATACGAAATCGTTGAATATGCAACGGCGTGACTCTTGTTGAACGAGTAATCTGCGTGGGCTTCGAACGAGTGCCAAATGTGTTCTGCCACATCTGTCCCAACGTGCTTCGCCGCACCTTGTACGAATTCATCCTTGAATACATCGAATTCCCTTGCGTCCTTTTTCTTTCCAATGATCTTACGGACCTTGTTTGCATCCTCCATTGTCATACCGCCAAGTTTTACGCATGTGATCATGACTTGCTCTTGGTACAGAATAGTTCCGTACGTATCTGCAAGGTCATCACGTAGCATATCGTGATGGTACTTGATCGGAGCCTTTCCATGCTTACGGTCGATATATTCCTTACCAATCGTATTCATGGCACCAGGGCGAACGAGTGCGTTAGATGCGACAAGTTCGTCAAAGTTCCTGACGCCCATCTTCATGATGAGGCGGGTAGACGCTCCCTCTTCACACTGGAATACTCCCTTTGTGTTTCCAAGGGACAGAGACTTATAGATTTCTGAGTCGTTCATTGGAATCTCAAGCAGGTTAATGTCTATCTTGTGACGCTCCTTAATTGACTTGAGGGTGTCATCAATAACCGTCAGGGCCTTTAGTCCGAGAAGGTCGATCTTGATGAATCCAATGTCTGCCACTTCCTCCATATCAAGTGCGACGACAGGAATCCTTTGCTTTACTCCATTGATTTCCTTATCTCGTGCTTCCATTGGAGCATAACGAGATACAGGAACCTTTGAAGTGATAATTCCGGCTGCGTGAATTCCAGTACCGCGAATTCTACCAAGTAGTTGAGTACCATAGGTTTCCACCTCGGGGTACTTTTCTCGGAACCACTGTGCCCCACTAGACTTGACATATGTGTTCCACGAGTCAATTTGCTTAGATACCTTGTTAACATCGGCAAGAGGAATTGACAGGACTCGGGATACGTCCTTTACGATATCCTTACCTGCCTGCTCACCTTCCTTTTCACCACCGAATGTACGGAAGGTGGCAATGGATGCGACATTCTTGTATTTCTTTTCAAGGTATGCCTTTACTTCCTCACGCCTTGAATCCTGAATGTCGATATCAATATCGGGGAAGTCGGAACGAGTAACGTCGATGAATCGGAAGAACAGGAGTCCATGCTCGATAGGATCAATGTCTGTAATACCTAGGGCATAGCAAACGTCTGATCCTGCTGCTGATCCTCTACCCGGGCCAATACGGATACCCTGAGACTTTGCCCATGAGATAAGGTCTGACACGATAAGGAAGTATGGAGCGAATTCCTTCTGATTGATAATGGTCAACTCTTCCTGAATACGAACTACGTGCTCAGGATCATCAAAGATTCCTCGTCGCTTCATTCCAGCATAAACTAGTTTCTTTAGTTCGTCTGCCGGTGTATCAGTCTTAAGGGGAAGCAGGTTAAGACGTGACTTTAACTTGTACGACTCAACTTTTTCTGCAATCTCAAGGGTATTCTTGTAGATATCGTCGCCGAACTCTCCAGACGCATCCATACCCGCCTTAATCTCATCATATGAGAGCAAGTGGATATCCAACTTAGAGAATGTCATCTTGCGGTCTGGATATAGCATATCCAACCGCTTCATGAAATCCTTCTCATGCTTTGTTGTCTCGTATGATTGAGTCTTATCCTTTGCAGGATGAGTATTCAAGATAAGCATAAGTTCCTGCATTTCACGCTGATCTTCCGTTGCGTGGTGGCAGTCTGGAGTTACGATTGACTTGATACCCATGCTATTTGCAAGGGCGTATAGCGATGTATTCATACCTGGGATATTGTGAGGCATGAGTTCTACATAGAAATCGTCACCAAAACGGTCCTTAAACCATTGTAGGTGTTGCTTTGCTGTTGCAAACTCGCCTTGCTCTATGGCTTGGTTAATTAGGCCACCCATACAGGCAGAAGAAATAATAAGATCATCACCATACTGATCGAGAATCTCAAAGTCCATTCGAGGCTTTGTGTAGAATCCTTCGGTCCAGGCAATCTCATTTAGACGCATGAGATTCTTTAGACCATTGGGATTCTTAGCCTGAATGATAAGGTGATTATATAGTTTATCTAGAGGCTCATTGCGAACCTTCGCAGCCCGCTTGTCGTGGCGATCTAGTGTAAAGTACGCCTCGATTCCAAGAATCGGCTTAATCCCGAGTTCCTTGCAGGCTCGATAGAATGGACGGTGCCCACTAAGACCACCATGATCTGTAATGGATATTGCCTTCATATCTAATTCTGCTGCTCTGTGAACATATTCTTCACATTTTGCAACTCCATCCATGAGGCTAAACTCAGTATGGCAATGAAGGGCTATGTAGTTTTGATTCGATGTTCCAGCACTCTGCTGACCCATGTATAAAATTCCTCTTCTGTTCGATCTAATTTAGCGACATTACAAAATTTGCACGCCGCAACAACATTGTCATCAAAATATCCCCTACTAGAATCTATCCTGTCAAGACCATTGACATAGACTTTGGGGTGCCATTTCTTTCCACCATTGGTCAAAGTTGGTGGCTGCCCACAATATTTACAGTCCATAGCAGAAATTTTGCGAAAACATTCTTTAGTGAGACCGAAACCTTTGGTATGAGAAACCTTCCGGCCCTTTATAACATGATATAAATAGTCAAGTGTCGTATCTTCACTATAACTTCTCAAAGCAAGTCCGCGACAGTTATAACATGACTTCAAAGTTTTAAAATAGTTTGTTGTTGAACGAAATACCTCATGACAGAATGGGCACTCAAAGTCCCATTTTGTAGATCGGCCCCTTGCCTCGCCACGATAAGGACCACCCACAACTACTACTCCGTTAGAGTTAGTGCCACCGACAGCAATTGTATATCTCATATCAACATTATATCGTAATGTGGATGGACATGCAAACTAGGGAAGGGTGGAGCCTAAGCCCCACCCTCCCGAAAGTTTAAATCCTACCATTCTCCAGAAGTAGTTTCGGTCAGCGTTGCTGCCTTAACATTACTGTAGTAAGCCTCCTGATCGGCGTAAGGAATACGACGAACAGCAAGTTCTAGATCGAATAGATTGAATGGCTCAAAGTCGAATGGCTCTGAGTCTGGAGTTCCAGGAAGAATACTATACGTAGTCTCCGTGTTTGCTCCACTTCGCTTCAACTTCCACGTAGTTGCTGTGATTGCAGGGTTATCCTCTGCATAGTCACGGATGGTGCTGAAAGTTGTAGCCTTTGGTCCTGCTCCGAGTCCCCATACTGCAACGTATGGCTCTTCCTTTGGAGCCTCTACAATAACGTTCGTGTACATACGAACCTTTGGACGCCAACCAGCCTTGAAATCTCGCTGGTGCATTTCACAGCCGAAGCATCGGCCTTCATCTTCCATGGTGCACTCGGCACTCTTGGTAAAGTTCTCAGGGTTTACGTGCTCCTTAATTAGGAGAACTGCTCCCCTATTCTCATCATAATCCGGGGCATCTTCTGATCCAGCATTCGCAATACGAATCTTTACAGACTTTCCATCCTCGACCTTAAGCCAACGGACTCCCGGTGTGTTGCTGCGTGCATTCAACTTGTCTGCACTATTCAATCCTCTTAAAATACCCATTTTAACTCATCCCTAATATATATTCTAATTCATTATCAAATTGCTTAACAAAGGCTTCTCGACCTTCGGGTGTAAGATCATCTACGTTCTTTGTACCCTCTGGAGTAGAAGCGACAAGTAACTCTGATCCGTAAGCCTTCCTTAGACGTTCTTCCATTCTCAGGCCCGCTTCATCATTGTCACGTACTACAATTATACTCCTAAAGTTGCGCTTTAGCAAGTCGATCTGGCTATTGCTAATGCGAGCCCCGTTTGTTGCTACCGCTGTCCCGCCTGCCTGCTCGATGAGCATGGCGTCAATGGCAGACTCAAATACAAAGGCTCGCTTTGCAAACCTTGCGCGATGAATATTGAATAGCGTATGCTTACGAGGCAAATCCTTGCTATTCTTGAAATCCTTACCTTGAATTGAGCGAGCAACAAATCCAACACATACTCCGTCTGGGGAATAGATTGGAATGATTAACTTATCTTGTTTACGACTATATCCTAAAAGATACTTGGATATAGATTCATCTGTAATACCCCGGCGATTAAGGTAATCTCTTGCTCCGTCAACATCGGCATGGAGCCTGTTAATAAGGTCCATATCAAATGGAGGGAATAGTTCTTCTGCTTGGGCAATTCTGTCGATTAGTTCAACGGAATCAACATACTCTTCCTTAGATTTGATGAGTCTAAGGGATTCGAAGTATGACTTGCCAGATACCTTTGAAATCAACTCTGCAAGAGACACACTGGCCTGACACGAGAAGCAGAAAAAGTGTCCTGATTCCTTTGCTACCTCACCAGCCGGGGTACGGAAATTGCTGTGGTAAGGGCAGAAGATGAGAAAGTCTGTATCAACTTCTCCCTCTATCTTTATGCCTGATGCAACAAGGCTCCGTCTGACTTGCTCATCTGTGTAGATCGCAAAATCTCTGTGTTCTTGTCTACTCCTGCCAAACACTTTGCACTGTCTCCAACGTATACCCCATAAAGAGATAACTCGAAATCGAATTGTTCATTATTATACGATACCGTGAAGTCCGGGTCAATATCATAGCGCTTCACGAATCCATCACGTTCCATCAGTGTTTCTAGAACACGGATATACTGATCTTTTAGGCGAGGTATGTAAGCCTCGTCCCCAATTGTTCCGTCGATGTGGTATCGTTCGATATTTGCGTGTGATATTGGCATGAACTAATTATATCATCCATGACTGGCTGGCTGTACCTTTTGCGGCGGCGAGCATAGATATGCATATTTGGAACGAACCCGAATGATGTATGGCTTCCTAGTCTTTCTGGCTGATTATGCTCAAACTTGAAGTGCTGATTCCATCCTTTAGGTCCACCTAGTCCCCACGTCTTGCAAATCTTGCAATGCCACTTACTCATAGTTGATCCTCGAAGTCACGATATCTCCATAGTCCCTTATCAAAGTCTACCTCGATAAGGAATTCGCCTTCGTACCCGTGGCGATTCTTTCGGAAGATACATTGGATAATGTCACTAGCCTTTTCACGACCAAGTGCAAGAACATAGTCAGCATCGTACGCAATGTCCTTACCCCATCGAACCTGACCCAATGCAGGCACAGAATTCATATCCGTAACATCGTCAGGTGTTGCAGAGGCAATAGCCATGATTGGAACCTCTGCTGACCGAGCAAGCAACTTAAACTGACGAGAAAGGTTCTTAATCTTTACAGGCTCAGGATCACCAATTGAGCCTCCGTCTGGAGACATAAGTTGTAGATAGTCAACGAATACGATATCCGGCTTGTACTGATCAATCTTACCCCGGATAAGGGCAGGAGTAACTTCTCCCAATCCTTCGGTAGACACTACCTGGAATGTTGGCTTGCCCTCAAGATGCTTTGTAGCCCATTTCTTGAAGTCATCTATATCAATGTCACCAGCGGATATCTTGCGATGTGACCAGACGCCTTCACCAATGATTGTATAGGCTCTGTTTCGTACCTCGGATTCTGACATTTCTAGAGAAATGATGAGTGGTTTCTTGCCCTGGAGCCACGCCTGCACTGCGAAGTAGAGCATGAGCCATGACTTACCAATCTGAGGATAGGCCAAGAACACTCCGAAGTGACCAGGCATCATTCCCGATGGGAGGTAGTTATCGAAACCAGCCAAGCCGGTCTTGATTCCAAACGATCCGGCCTTATTCATTTCATCTACCAGTTTGAAATACTCTACGGCATCTTCGACACTTGTCATATCAATGTCTCTAACGCTTGTAGTCTCACGCTTTATTCTTGCAGACTCTTGGATGATCATATCCAGAGCCTCGCTGCTGCGATCTTCCTTGTGCAGCAAAGCGGCTCTCTTTGCAATCTCAATGATGTTGTCATTAAGATACTGAGTCTTTAACTCATTGACGTGATACTTTGTAGAACCAACGGTATCATCAACAATGAAGTACCCGAACCGATCTTCTACCAAATCAATAGGTGGAGTAGTCTGATTCTCTTCATAGTAGAATCGAACGAATTCCCATATATCCTTATGAGTAGTAAATAATCTGTCCGGGTTTGCAAGCATCAGGACATGGATTTGCTTATCCTTTAGTACCGCTGATAATACCCTGTCCTCAACTGACACGCTTTTCTAACTCCCTAATTCTTTCATATAAGTCTACAATATCTTGTACTTTTACTTCTAGAACATACCCGTGCTTTTCCATAGAATCTTTAAACTCTAGATATGCCTTGGTTTGTTCGTCTAGATTGCCTGGCAAGTGCTTAGGTGGAACATACCAGCCAGCATTTTCATTATCATCTATTCGCATAATAGCCTCAATAGAGCAATCTTGTGCTCGTTTGATAGTTCTATTTTTACGTATGGCAGATCATCCTCGCTGACTGATTCATAATCTCTTATGATCTCTTCTGGAGTTCCTACAATATACATAGGCCACCTATGGCGAACGCTAGGCCCAAGTACAAATCCTTCTGGCACTACGAGTTCACCCATTCTTTTGCTCTCTTCCGAAGTAACTGCCTAATGCGGTCATCTTCATCCCTTGCTTCCATTGCGGCCACAACCTTGTCTATGTTGTAAGAAAACCATGACCAATTGGGAGCATCATTAATGCGGATATAATAGTCGAGTGCGTCTAGACAATTGTCATAGCCATATGACTCTATAAGGGCGTCCGCAGCCCACTGTTCCTTGAAATCATTTATGTTTGGGGCAATGCCCTTAGCGATAAGTCGCTTTTTGAATTGGCTAAGAATTGCAAAACGCAATTTCTTATCAGCCAACGAGGTCTTCCTTTGCAGAAGCCACCTTGTTAACGAGTTGAGCACCTACAAGTTCGTAGACACGCTCAATAGCCTCGTCAATAGTTTCATCCTTGGCAACCTCATCGGTTACCCCAACATCAATCCTGATGTTCTCAAAATTTCCAATGTTGAGCGTATAGCCCAACCCTACATTTACAGTCGTCATTTCTCTCCTAATATACGTATTCTTTCCAGGTTGGAATGAATCGTCCATCTCTTGTTTTGGTATACATAAACAGTCCTTGACCCATTCTAGCACGCACCTCTGCCTCTGTCAACATTCGTGGAGGCGTTACGAGTCCGTCTTTTCTTGGGCGTCCTGCTGGAAGGGTTGCCATGTATCTGTGTATAGCCATGATATCATCCTCTGAGTAGTATGACAATACCCTAATTCCACGAGGCTGATTTCCTACTGTGACCGGGGGTTTTACACCTCCACGCCTTATATAACTTTTTATTGCTGTGGGAGTACGACCCAATATTTTGCCTGCTGCTTCAAGGCTGTAGGCATTTTGCTTGCGACGCTGGAAGTCGGTATAGAGCATAGCCTGACGTTCGCCAGTCTCAGTATTAATGAAATAAGTAATATTCATGCCACGATTTGATGTTAGTGGCCTGACGAGTACCCCATCAACAAAGCAATAAGTTGCTGAGGGCTTTACAACCCATTCGCCATCTTCAAGAACTTCTTTTCTGCTTGAACTAGCCATTTAACATTTGCTCCTGCTGTTTGAGGGTTTATCATATGCCTCTTGCCACATATGATGCAAAAGACTTCAAGATGATCATTTGTTGTGTATACCCGGTCTACAAACATCTTGCCTTTGCACTTGTTACACACCAAGTTCATTACGAAGTCTCCGATAGACCAATTGCTATGACGTTGAGATTGATGTTTAGGGTACCGCCTCGATTGAACTTCACCCTGAGGGTCGCTGACTGACTTGATGCAGTCTTAACAACTACGGTAGCATCATCACCAATATTGGATGACGAGCCAGAAACAATTGTTGCAGTAATGACCGGGAAGCCTCTAAATGGCGGGTAGTTAACTGTAATGTCTACAGTGTCTCCGTCACTCTTATTTGTAGAGGCTACTACGTTCTGAGTAATAGCGAATACCTTTAGTTCGCCTGTTCGAACGCTTGTGTTATTGATAGTCGAATAGGATGTGGACCTATCTCCTACTGCTGTAGTCAGATCATTGATCTGTGTGACCATCTGACCTATATAGTCTGTGTCCAGTGGCTGCCCTGGATTCGGTGTCTGTAAAATTCCCATGCGACTATTGTACCCTATTTGGACCTATAAGTTCTGGATAGAGCATAATCTAGTACCCCGTTTTCTCGCTCAACAAAATCAAATAGAATTTCCGTAGGAGCATCAGGGGAATAGTCATCTACCGTAAATCCAGAATCTGTATTAAGATCGTCTAGATATGGTTGGAATAGGCTAGTCTCATAGACTCCACTTAACAGATGAGTTCTCTTTACTTCTAGAGAGAATTCTGTATAGCCACCTTCTGACTCTACCCCGAGTTTTACCCTTCTCCTGCCTCTGAATAACTTTGAAACGAGTAAGATTGCTCGCTCTCCAATTTCTCCACCATCACCACGATTTCTTACAAGGAAAAGAACCGGAACACCCTCTGAGAATTTGGCATCCTGAGCATACGAGTAGGTATTAAGATTCTTGATTCGTTGCTCGACTCTGGCAGTCGTGTTGAGATATGTCAAGCCACCCTTACCTGTGTCATAGTTGTAAAAGTCATATATAAGATTCATCTATCCTCCAAAGGGAGCAATCTCAATATCAAGAACTTCTTCGTAGCCTTCGAATTGGCTGTCTATCATTGTTTCGTTTCTTAGATCGCCATTGTACCCGTTTATTTCTACGATATATAGTTTACCACCAGAGAAGTTTGATGATGAAAGGGATAGAGTCCCATTTGAAAAGGCCATTCCAAGATACCCCGTAGTTAGAGACTCATCCAAAGTGCTTGGTTGCGGATAACTGATCTTCCAATCGAGAGTTCCATCACTTTTATTGAGAGCCATAACAAAGAAATCTGTTGTATGGTGAGAAGGCCATGATGGATAATACTCATTAGACTGCCACTGAGATTGAAAGTATACCTTATCTCCTAGACAAAGAATATGGTCCACATTTCCTCTCTCATATGGAAATCCTCCCATCCAATATGAAAATTCTGGATGGTCTGGACTTACATATGATATTTGCTTCGTCCATGTGATAGAGCCGTCTGAAAGATCGGCTCCCCCAACAACAACCGACGCCTGGCCTGTTACAAGCCAACAGAAATAGATTCCATCAGCATCTATTTTTATCCTTAATGATGATATGTCTATGTTTCCCTGAAGAATTGTCTTTGACCAATCCTGTTCTCCCGTTGATGCGTCAACTCGCGTAACCGTGACTGAGGTTTTAGTATCATCATCGAATGTCTGAATGATGAGATAAACGTAGTTGTCATCTGCATAGCCAATAAGAGTCGATCCATCCGTAGGGATATCGTGGTATTGATCGTCTTCATAGACGGCTTGTTGCCATACAACCTCATTCGTTGTAAGGTCAATCTTGCTAAGAATTGGTCGCCTCATATGTAATCAATTACCTCGTATGGAGCCAAGATATATGCGTAGTTGCCAACAATGACAAATGATGTTTGCATATATGTATTCTCACCTAAATCTTCATTGTTATCTGTTGGGGGTGGTGCATATAGGATATCAGGACCGTTTATTTCGTAATAGTCTGCTTGCTTTCTACCCGGGGTTTTCTTCCATCTGCCTGTTGCAAATGCTCCACGACGAAACTTCTTATGATAGTCCACGATTATATCCCAGGAGTTACTTCTGTTTCAATCCTATTGATATATCCATAAACAGACATACCCGGGCCAGACAGGTCCGTTGTTCCTGAAATCCACAATTCTATTCCATTTCCATTAAGGACAAATCCGGGAATTATTAGAACGGGTCCCTCTTGAGAGGGGACATTAACAATTATCGTAGAACCACGCTCTCCTGACATTGTGAATACCCCGGCAGATTCAGAGCCTGTGGTTGCCCAATATATTGTTACGGTATGATCTGTGGTGTCAGCATTCAATGCATATAGCCATACTTCAAACATGAGTGAATCGTCTGTTCCCGCTCTATGGATATATGACTCATATGAGTTATCTAATGCTACTCCAGAACCAGTAGGGTCACCGGAGAATGTTATTCGTTGAAATCGTTGAGTATCTGTAGACATATACCAATTATATCAGAGGAAGACAGAAAGTCCAATAACAAGATTTCCGTCTTGTGGGTCTGCCGCTCCGATACCTCCTTGTGATGGTAGCCATGCCATATCATAATCTGCTCCCGTAACCTTTGTAAGAACGTCATCAGGATCACCGCCAGGTGGAACTAGATATACGGAATCAGAATAGACAATATCGTCTGGAAGATAGTTTGCGATTGGTTCCCAACCTGCATCGTAGTCCCCCGGACCAGTCTTGATGATTGTTTCTCCAGGCAAACCTCCTGGAGGCATTGATCCCTCAGATGGTGGAGCGACGTACAAAGTCTCTTGTTGGACAAGATTGATGACGCTCCAAGCAGAAGTAAGATTCCTGTTTCCAGATACGATCTTGAATCGCAACTTATTGATAAAGTCTGCGGGTACAGGAATGTCAGACTGAGGGATAACAATTCTCGTCATTATACGATAGAGACTCCCATACGATATTCGATGTACCCCTGGCTATTCTCTGACTTCTCTATCATGGAATTTGATGATGTATATGGCAATAGAGAGTATGCAACCAATCCGTACAATGGATTCTCTGTATTTATGTTATCGAATCTCAATCCGTCTAGGACAACAATCGCATTGTCGTATGAGTTGCTATCATCAAGAGTTTGGATATAAATGTCTGTAGAACTTATCCTTGCCCACGAGAAGTCACCATCAGATTCGAAGTCAGACAGTTTCATGACCCATGTCATATAGTCACTATCTAGAGGGCTTATTGTCTTATATGCATGAGCAATCCATCCCATAGAGTCTGTGAACGTGATTCTTAACCTTATCTTTGCTGTCATATAGTTCTGTGGGTCTGCCTGGATAACTACAAAGGCCAAAGTTATCTCATCATCTTTTGAGTTCTTGCTAAAGTCAAATGCAAGGTTTGATGTTCTGACAGACGGCTGAGTACCTACAATACCCCCGAAATCATCAGCAAAAGATGTAAGATTCCCTGGAACGAGCAGTGTCTTATTCATAAACCTTGGACCACCATCTGAATATCTTGATGAATGAGTAAAGAGTTCATTGTTTGTATTGACGAAATTGATTGATGCAGACGTTGGGGTATATACTCCGTCAATATCACAGAGACTTTCGGTGGTGTAATCAATAGTCGTGTCTGTAGTGTCATGACGGAACCATCCTTCCGTAGGCAAGAATGCTGCCAACTGGCGACTATCAAATCCAAGTGCCAACTGGTTATTTGCTGCGGGATAAATTCCTACCTCGGACATTTTATAGAACTGGTCAGGTGGTAACTGAGCCTTAAAGATTAGACGTTCACGAACGTAGATGACATTCATAGTATGAGATGGAGCATCAGCGCTCCAGGATTCATCTCCTATTTCTTGGCTGTACGTGATCGTATTTGAGGTTGTGCTTGTTACGACAAATGTGCCCGCCTTTGCTGAATCATCTGTGCTGCTGACTGACACAGTAATTTCATCACCAACAAGAATTCCATGACTTTCATTCAATAGGATTTCTACTGAGTTTGAAGATGCAATCCATGTTTGGACTCCAACAGTTATTGTATCATTGACAAGACCCTTTGAAAGTACCGGGACTCTGAATGCTTCAAACTGAAGCCTCTTTCTTGAAATATCTGTTGGTAAATCTCCAATACCCCATGCCGGATATCCTCCGGTGCCTACAGCAATGTAGGCTGCAAATTCCGGGGCCTGCCCGAGCATGTACTTGGCAACGATTCCCTTGCCCTTATCTGTAATCATATTCCCTCACACTATACATTTTACCAGTAGTCTCGACTTCTAGCACGACAACCTCATCATCTGACATATTGTCCAATTCTATGATCAAGTCTGTTCCAGAGAAATAGACATTCGTTCCTACGTTATCTTCTGGAATAAGAGTATTCTGGCTATAGTAGTTCTCTTCTGGAATCCTTGTAGATAGGTCGATTCCGAATCTGTCGAACTCAGACTGGTATCTTGACTTATTGATCAATAGGAAGGTTGGATCGAAGGTGTTGGCCTGAGAAGTTAGGTCTGAAATGATTGTGTAGTTAACACTAATACCCGCGACACTATCGTTTCTTACGATATTGATAAGTTCTGTACCACCGATATCATTGAAGAGATACTTTTCGATCTCTCCTGTATCTGCAATCTGAGTAGCAGTCTCAACAACATCCCTATTTGGCAGCCGTACTGCATCTGTCATACCTCATACACCACCAATGTCTGTGTTACTTCGCCTTCTCGGATAGAATACTGAATTTGTCCAATAACAAATTGCTTGGTTGGATCGACATATTCCTCTCCATTAGAGTATTCTATCGTAACAAGGTCACCAACTTGCAAGAATGCCATTGGGAATGTCGTAATCGTAAAGGTATGACGAGGGCGGAGTGTCTTATTGATAAGCCAACCCATCAGTTCTTCTGCCTGATCCCGGGACTGTATATACATTGAATCAAGGCTAAACTCTCTTGTTCCGTACTTTGCTCGTGATGCCTTGATCTTATTGTAATCTCTTAGGGCAGCCTTTGGAGATACCCCTGATTCTGGATTTGACAGGTCGCTAATTCTTCCATAGTAGTCATCTACGGTTAGGTTTGTTGATGAATTTTGGGTGAATGTGATGCCCAAGATTCTGAGGTATGATCCAGTTGTCTCATCTAGAACAATAGCCTTATCTGCTGAATTGAATACCAGGAATTCTGCATCGTAGGCACCTCCATAATACTTAGACACCACAAACGCCCTGTCCGCTGTGAACGTAGGAGCAACCTTTGAATAGAATGCTGGGAATGCTTGATCGTAGTTAACGCTAAAGTGAACAGCCTCCCTCATGATTGTTCCGAATTCATCAAAGTACAACTTAGCGTGCAAAGGGTTAGTAGAAGATATATTAGATAGGAATGATGACTGGACCATTCCAGACACCGCGTACTTCTTCAAGAATTCATTCGTTGACATTCCGTTGCTATCAAAAGTTCCGTTCATATCTGCAAGTGTACTTGACTGTCCACGAGCAACGATATCTTCAATGGCATAAATGTTCTCAAACATGATTTCAGACGATGCTCGAACAAATAGCGCAGTTGTGGTTCTTACTGGCAATGGGTTTCTATCCTTTACTATCTTAACAAGGATGTTGTTAATGAATAGGTAGAAGTTAATTGCCCCGCCAGGAAGAACCTCGTACTCAATGGCTAGATCGTAGACGCTGTTGTTTTCTCCTACAGCAAGCCGATCCTGTCCAGTGAATAGACCAGCATCTACAATGACATTTGTCAAGCCTCCCCATAGTTTTTGAGGTACCGCTGGCTTATCTGATCCATCTCCACTCTTTGTCTTTGCATTAACCTTGTAGAATACAATGTTGTGGACGACAGCCTCATTTCCAACGGCATCTGTCATCTGAGCATACTTATCAATATTTGAATCGCTTAGGGCTACAAGTTCAAGGTAGTATCCTGATCCGTTGGAAGGGTCAGTAAATATTCCAATACCGCCGGAGCCACCATTGACGCTTGTGCAATCTTCTACGTCGATTGCTTGGATAGAATAGTAGTTAGATGATCCATTGGCAATCTGACCAAAGTTCTGATCTGTCTTTCCAATGATTCTCATTCTAGTTCCGAAGTGCTGGAACGCTCCTGCACTTAGGTCCTTGTAAACATATGACACCATATCTCTATGATTTGGTACCGCCGCATCTGGTCGAGGCCCACGCATAACAAGAGCACTTGCCTGAATAGTTCCAGAGGTAGTTGCTGTTAACCTGTTGACATATCCATCTTCGAAGACGTTTGATGCCATGAAATTTTTGATGATGCCATTACGAGTTGACTTCCGACCAAGAGTATTGATGTTGGACTGTTCTACCCTGGTTGTTCCAGATAGGCTTGGTACTGGCAAATCTTCTGTTGGTACCGTTGAGAATAGATTCTCAGAGTACATTCTTAGACCGAAAGCATTGCTGTCATTAGACCAGAAGTTACCCAATCCTGCTGCATGGGACGTGATTTCTGTGTCGAACTGTGCGCGTCCACTGACCTTGACGGCTCCCTCTTGTAGCGTGGTGTCGTCTGCGTAGAATGGTTCTGAGTAGATTCTGACTCGTCCTGTAGGGTAAATCTTACCGTTGAAAGGAAGGCTCGCAAAGTATCGCTGGTATTCGGAGTTAGTCCCAATCCAGACGTTGACCGGGCTGTTGCCGGGAACTGCATATTCAACGGCGTCAAATCGAATAATTTCTCCATTGGCATATAGGTACCCCTTAAATCGGGGTAGCCAATAGACGCTTTCTCCAAGGTCGATGACATTATTTATTACACTTCCTCCAGATACCATTGGGTGAACGGCATCTAATGTTGTATTAAGGGCTGCTGCTCCAAGAGCAAATCCAGAAGCATTCTTTGTAGCCTCATTAACTGTTTTTGTTTCTTCGTTTGCTGCGACTTCCCACAGCAAAACTGGCTTATATCTGTATGTTCTTTCAGAGTCAAGATTTATCGTTGACCCGATTGTTGATACCTCACGCTGAATATATCTTATCGTATACCCAACATTTCCATCATTGAAGATTGTTACATCTCCAGACCTAATAGACTCAATATTTGCAAGCGGAGTGTCATTTCCAGATAGAACGAAATCTGTCTCTCGATCATCTGGCAATAGATATTCCTTTGTCATGACTACAAGGTTATTGTACTCATCAAAGAACATTGCGCTCTGTGTTGCCTGAGCCAGCCTATTGAGAATTTCTGCTACGGAGACATTCTTCTCGACAAAGAAGTATGGCAAGATTGGGTCCTCATTGTTGACAGTCTTGAATACATAATTCGAGAATCCGATGTAATCTAGAAGGCAAGACACTGCATAGGTTAGACGGGTATCCTTATAAAGGACGCTTGGACTATTTGTTGTCTCAAGTCTAAAATACAAGTCTCTCAATGGGATAGTAAGATCGTCATTTGCGTCGACTGGAGTTACGAACTTATCTGAATACATCGTCTTGATTGGGACGTACTTATTAGACCCCGCGATTCCGTAGAATACTTGATATGGAATGAACTTGATCGTCTGATTCATCCATGGAGCAACAATGCTACTTGTGCTGCTTGATGTAAAGGCATTGTCAACATTTGTCAGCGTCAACTGTCCATTGGTAGCAAGAATATTTCCAACAGGAATTCCATTGTTTGAGCCAACAAGGTTCTTTGTGATAGAAAGTTCAAGGGCGTAATCTGACACGTCTGCACTTAGACGAGGACTCAATTCAATAAGATCGAAGCACGCCTCAGGGGCATTCATTGTATCTACTACAATACGGAGTCCAGACAGGTAATCAATTTCTCTATATGTACCCGCGAATTGCAATGGATCAACGAGAGTCTTTGCATTTCCATTTGACTTGAGGTGCACACCTTCTAGAAGTTGCCAAGAGTACGATAGATCATATTCTGTCCACGCACCATCCCATACGACTAGAGTCCCAATAGCCATATCGGAACTTCCATAAATGAAGGCGTCACCAATATTCCCTGTTTCAGGAATAAGGGACTCGTGTACATATCCCAAGAATTCGAATGTATCTTCGAATCCATCTGGTACTGTTATGCCATAGAAGAGTTCTGCGTTACCATCCTTAGGAACAATTGGGTCTCCGTTTGTTCTCTCTGATGATGAAGTAAATGATTTGATATCAACCCAAGATGAACCATCTAGTTTCTGTACCCGCCAGTTTCGGGGAACGGTCGCATTGGCATAGTCAAATAGAGGATCGTTGATGTATTCATCATTGGCATTTCTAGCAGTACCAAGGTCAAGAGTTCCAACATTGGTCTGCATCTTGATGACAATGCGATTGGCTGGAACAGGATCATTGTAGACAACAAATGGTGCTGCGTCAGTCATTGGATAGAATCCGGATGCAGAATTGAACAGTCCTGATATTCCTCGCTCGTAAACGCCTTCCTTTTTGTATGATGACCAATACTTAAAGTAGTCGTGGCGATTTGGAATAAAGTACCGTGGTCTTTCTGCCGATCTCACATTGTCGATAAAGTGTCCGCTTCTGTATCGAACCTTGTTGATTCCTGATCGTGGGCGGAATGGCAAGAAGCAGTCTCCAAGGCTATAAAAATACTTTGGACTCTTATCTTCTACTCTGTATGGGTCATCATCTGTTATCTTGTACTCTTCATAGGAGATATCAGAGTCAGTGTATGATCCTGCAATGTCATCTGGATCATATGAATTTGTGGCTACACTTGCTGTACCCGGGCGATGGAAGTAATTTCCGATCTTAGAAATATTATCCAAATCGTTTAGATTGAACTCGGCAAGCAAAAGAGTTGCGATATCAATTGATGACTCATTAGAGACTACTGTTAGAAGGTCATTATCGACAAACATTACGCCTCTTCAAGATCAATAGATACATTCCAGAAATCGAATTGACCTCTCTTGACAATGGTATATGAGAATCCTGCAATGAATACTTTCTTAGCCTTAACGTACCCGGTTGTTTCCCCATATCGGACAGCATCGTATGCAAAGAGAGCGTAGAAATCTCCACCATGGCTATCGTACCAAGCCTTAAGGTCTGTTCCACCAGCACCACCATCTACAACATAATCTTGTATAGGAGTGTATCCGCTAGAGTTAAATGCTGGTTCTTCAACGTAGGAACGAGATGGTAACATATCCCACTGAATGCTATAAGACTCCTTATCAGCAATATGATAAGATCGCATTCTCCCGTTGACCATTCTCTTCCGATTCTCAATCCGCTCTACCTTCACATCAATTTCCTTGCGATTGTGGTCAGACAAAATGATGAAGTCATCATATTCTACACCTTCTGGCACATAAAATCCAGAGGCAGACACATATGAATCTGCAAAAACAACAGCCTGTGGCCGGGTATAGGTCTTTCGACCTTGCATATACGACGGACTAGCCATTGTTATAACTCCTAATATTCTGATCGTTTATCATCTTAATCTTTCCAACTACCGCATTTGCGATATCCTCAGGGCTGGCATTGCTTCCTGCTACCCGTACATCTATATTATACTGGTTTGAAGTGTTTCCTGCTTGAGTTCCGATAGATGCGATGTTCGTGAAGTTACCATATGACCCATTAATTCCATCAAGCAAAGGATAAATCTTCTCGGCTACGGACTTGCGGACAACAAATTCTCCAGGAGTCAACATCGCAGGAACCTTATCGGTCATGCCCGTTCCTGGTACTGATCCTCCAGAAGCAAATCTATAGATACGGCCACCATTCATTTTCTTAGCCTTGGCGTTATTTGCTGCAATCTGCTGGGCTGCTATTTGACGGGCATAAGCAACCTTATCTGCTGCACTTGCATTATCTGCTGGTGGCTGATTTGCTGCGGTGGTATATGCTGCGGAATTTGGATCGCCACTTGCTAGGCGATTAATCTCCTGCCAGTGCTTCTCTGCAATAGCCAACTGGTTGTTCATTGACTGCAACTTTAGGTTCGTCTGATCATACTTGGCATTTAGACTCTTTGTAATTCCGTCAATTGATAGTTGACGAGAATAGATCGCATCAGAATTAAGTCTCTGCTGAGCCTGAATGTTCTTGATATCATTCTCGACTACCTTACGCTGAGCAGTCAAGGCATCAATCTTATCCTGGATAGCCTTTAGAGCATTTGCATGAGCAAGTTCTAGAGCATCGCGGGTAGACTGATTACGAGACTCCGCAAGATTCTGCTGCAACTCCTGCATTGCCTGTGCTGCACCAGCAACGTCACCCCGGCTTAGAGCATTAGCAATTGATAGTTGTCCAGACTGAATCTTGTAGATGCGCTCGTTAGCAGCCTCAATTTCATCTAGGGCCTTAATCTGATCATCATATAGAGTATTAAGGTCATCAATCTGATCATTGTACTTATCAATCTGATCATCAATACCCTCGATAATTCGGTTCTTAAGTTCTACCTGTCGGTCAAGAATTGAGTTCTGCTCATTGAGAGCGTCAATCTGATCCTGCAATGGCTTTACTTGAGTGGCCTCATCAATCTGGCGGCGAAGGTCAAGAATATTCATCTGAGTGTCAATGAATTCTCCACGCTTTTCGGTAATATCCTTGTTGTTCCATTCTGCCTGAGCGGCATCCTGCAATGCCTTTGCCAACTTGCGAATGTACTTCTCAGACATATTTGCCTGGATTCCCATATCTGCCAACTTATCTGCAATATCGGCTGGAATGTTCATGGCACGGAAAGCCTTTGCATTCTCAAGAGTGGTCTTTTGCAACTTCAACTGTGCAGCATTTGCCTCGTATGTTGCCTGCTCAAACGTCTTAGCATCTTGAGCACCATACTTGAATAGGTACAAAGCCTTACGGTCTTGTTCTCCGAAGTTACCCTTGCTAAGAACCTTATTCTTCTGCTTACGGTTAAGATCGAAGTAGTTCTTTCCGTACTTGCTCTGAGAAATCCTATTTGCCTTCATTGACTGCTTGTTGTATTCTGCAATAGCACCTTCGCTGAATGCTGAAATAATGTTGTTAGCCTCTTCGTTTCCTACCCCGGCCTTCGTCAACTGCTCATATGCACGACTCTTACCCATGGTTACCTGACTCTGACGAGCCATTGATGATGGAAGTGCTTGCTTTACATTGACGGCCTCCTGCAACTGCTGAGCCTTGAATAGATCATATGCCTCTCGGAACTTTGCACCATGTTCCTTAAGAATCTTGATACCCTTTTCGCCTTGCTGCTTTAGATAGTCGATGAATTCAGGAGCAAATGGGCCAGAAATGAAGTTCTTGAATCCTTCCTTGTTCTTGGCTAGAAGGACTTGCATTGCTGCATAGATGCTCTGAGCATCCTTCAAAGCCTCCTTTAGAACCTGAATAATTGACTTCTCCTTAGAACCACCAGAGCCAGCGTTATTGCCACTATCCGTAGATGCAAGAGACTTTGCCTGGGCGAGTGCGTCTGCTGCTTTGGCAGCCATGCCTTCCTTCTTCTTATTAACAGCATCTAGTTTGTCTGCGATCATTGCGGCTGCAAGAGGATCGCCACTCTCTACGGCTCTCTTGTATGCATCCTGCAATCTATTAGCCTTGGCAGCAAGTTTAGCACCCTCAACCTCTACATCAATGTAAAGTTTAATCATCTGAGTAGCGACAATTGGGTCCAACTTATCAAAGTTCTTGAAGTCCTTATGCAACTTTGTGATTGCCGTTTGGGCTGCATCACCTTCGTCAACAAGTCCTGACTTTCCAGCGTATGCAATAGCAATGTCAATCTGAGCCTGCTTACGAACACTGGCCTTACCAGATGAAAGGTTCTTGAATGCTTTGTTCAAAGATACAACCTTTGCTGAAACTTCTTCTGGTGTAGCCTTTCCTCCATTAACAAGGAAGTTCATCGCAGCGACCATATCAATATTCTTATTGAGATTTTCTAGGATACCCCAATTCTTCTCTAGGCTGGCAGCACGCTTTCCGAATTTATCAACGTCGTCAGGATTCTCAATATCAATCTTTAGACCCTTAATGATATCATCAGGCAGAGCATTGAGAGCCTTTACGTTCTTGGTAACGTCCTTGACCTTCTTGGTAAACTCTTCTGGACTCTTTGACCCTTCTGTATTGATGACATAGTTGATAATCTTATCCTGTACCCCGCCCTCAGACGCAGCATTCATAACATTGACAATATCCTTTGTAGAATTCGTCTTTAGCGAAGCCGCGTATGCCTTACTTGATTGCAATAGTCCTGCTGAATCTGCTCCAATCAATTGTGATAGGGTCTGGTTGTCATTGATAACAGCCAATTTGCCTTCCTTGTTGCTAGCCTTATTGATAGTATCAATGAATTGGACCCTTAGATTTTCTGCCATGTTATTTACGGCTGCATCAAAATCTGCAATATTTCCACCGGCTGACTGGAATGACATAGCACTAGAAATGTACTTTCTTGTGTCAATGCCCTGAACTGGCTGTTCTGTTCTATTGGCTGCAAATAGAGCATTATTAAGTGCTTCTGCATCTGCTCCACTATTCTTAAACACATTTGCTGCAAGGCCAGTAGGATTCTCCAATAGATATTGGGCTAATTGTGCTGCATCCTGAGGACTCATAAGACCCTTTCCTGCTGCGGTCTTTGCCGCATTTGGCAAGAAATCCTTAAATGTATTCTGAGCAGCCCAACGAGACTCCTTATCCTGTCCCATCTGTGACCATCGTGCAACACCTGTTCTAGGAGCATCGCCAAGACCACGAGAGATTGCATCATCAATAGCATTCTGCTGATCTTCGGATACACCAGCCAAAATAAGTTGTTCCTTGAATGCCTGCTGGCTTCCTCCACTATCAGATGACTTAAGCAGAGCATCGCTTAGAGCCTTATTTGCCTTGTCCTGAGCAATCCTAGCCTCATTAACTGTATCAATGTACTTCTGGAAAGTAATAGTTCCATTGCGATATTCTTCTTCTGCCATGGCTTGAACATTTGAGTAGTCCTGCATAACCTGGATTGCTCCACCAATAACAGTTGATGCTTGTTCATAAGATACCCGGGCATCATTGGCAACATTATTTGCTGCCGTGCCACCAAATACTGCCTCTGCACGCTTGTTCGCCATTGCTTCTAGAGCGAATGATCCTGTACTCTGACCACGAATGGAAGTTGCTACTCCTGTTCCAAGGGCTGCATCGCCAGTAAGGATTCCAACAGACTTTGCAAATGCTTGTCCTGAAGTCTTATCCATCATTCCTGACGCAATAGCAGAGGCAACATAGTCTCCCAACTTCCTGAAACGGTCTGCTGATGTTGAATTCTTCAAATCATCAATAAACTTCTGACCTGCCTCAGACTGGAAAATCTGGCTGAACTGATCGTTAACAACCTGCTCTTCGGGCTTTGTAAGTCCTGCTCGTACCTTATTTCGAGACATTTCAGGGGTAGCGACATTAAGCAAGTCGCTCATAGTCTTTAGGCTGTTTGCAGTACCGCCCATGTTTGCACCCAACTGTGCAGCCTTCTTCGCATTGTCATCGACGGCATTTCGCCATGCCTTTAGAGACATACCAACTACGGCTGCAATTGAGCCCAAGGCAACGACAGGAGCAAGAGCAGGACCAAGCATAGGGGCCATACTTAGAACAGATAGACCCATTCCTGCGGCAGAGCCTATTCCTGCTAGAGGGCTATCTCCCATCATCATAGGAAGCATCATCATTGCACCACCAGCAGAACCAAGACCCATAGACATTCCCATGCCCTTCTTGCCCATGTAATTGTTGAAACTGCTTAGGCCAGAAACAAAACCTCCAAGAGCAAATCCTTGCATCTTGCCACTGTTAATAGCGTGCAATAGAGCCATGTTCTGCTGGGTAGCCTTCTTGTTGATAACGAATTCACCAGGGGTAAGCATGGCAGGAACGGTATCCTTGTTTCCAGTTCCAGGAACAACATTGCCTCCTGTGTTGTAAGCCTTGATTCCAGATACCTTGTACTTTCCTGATCCGAATACGTGCTCGTCCTCATATAGAGGGCGACCCATGATGCTTTGCTTGTTCATCTTGAATCCATGAGTACCCTTGTCCATTTCAAGCATAAGTTCAAGAATCCTATAGCCTCGTGGGCTTAGGCTCTTAATTTCCTGTCCAATAGCGTGCTGCCGGTCACGATATGAAGCAATTGTGTTCTTTCTTTCGTCATACCGCTGAGTTTCCCAAGACCGAGGACCTCCATTAGCGTCCATCTTCGCAACAGTTTTCTTTGCATCTAGATAGTACGCCCTGTTCTTAGCATGAGTTTCCTTTAGGAACTCAATGCGAGATACCGTATCGTCAATTCCATTGAATACCCCGCTTGTTGCAGAGAAAGGACCCTTGATCATAATGTCAGAGATAGATGCTAGTTCTTCTGGTGTTGCCCTTAGCAAGAACTGTTCCATCTCTGGACTAAATTCTGATCCCTTTGAAAGTCCGACAGTCGTGCGGCGACGCATAGACATTGGCTTTGGTAGTCGAGACTTACCAATAAGACCCTTTATCGCTTCTAGGTATGTTGTGTTGTTTCTAACCTGACTTGCAGATGTTGCCCATGTACGTAGAGCAGCATTGACAATTCCTCCACCGGCATATCCGTTACCAATTGCATATGCTCGGTAAATGTCAAAGATGTTCTTAGCGTCTGATGATGAAATGTTTGGAGGAAGGATAGACCTAAATGTTGCAAAGTCTCCACCGATTGCTGCATCACGAGCAGCGGTACCAGAGATACCATCTGCACGGTCTGTAATCTTTTCTGTGAACTTCATACCCGCCTTTTCTGCTAGGCTGCGGTACGCCTTATTTCCTCCACGGTCAGTTCCTACGGATGTGATCATTTCCTTGTAGCCAAGTTCCGCAAGGGTCTTGTAGTAATCCTTTAGGCCAGAAGGAAGAACCTGAGGCTCAATTCCCGGAACGGCCTTTCGGATAAAGTCAAACTTAGTCTGAGGATCAAGCCCATTATTTGAACGGGTACCATGAGCAAGACTAGTTCCTAGGATAAAGTCTGCTCCACGCCTCTTTGCTTCTTCTAGAGTATCAAGAACAAGGCCCTGGTGTCCAGATGTAAATGGCTGGAACTTTCCGATAACCTGAGCGACTGCCTCTCCGTTTCCTGCCTTGTTGCGTAGGACGGTGACTCCATTGCGCTCGACTACTTCGAATCCTTCTAGAGCAGACTGCAAACGCTTCATGACAAGTCCACCAGCATTGAATCCTGGAATACCATATCGCATTGGAACGTTGTGACCAGTAGTTCTAGCCTCCTGTGCCTTACGTGCTGCTTTCTTTGCAGCCTGAGAAGGAGTCATAGTGTTATCTGATGGGAATAGTCCTACGTGATGCTGATATAGTCGGCCAAAGTCTACGTTTTCTAGATCATTAAGGTCTGCTAGCAAGCGGCGTGCATACATATCCTTTTCTTCTGTGGTTGCCATTGGAAGATCACGAACACCTTCAAATACCCGGCGCTTAGCAGCATTAATTGATCCCTTAAGTGCAGAAACATACTCTGATTCTGTCATCTGGCGAGCAGCATTTGCACTTGCCTCAGCAAAGAACTTCTTTGCTCCACCCTTTGTCTGTAGCATGTTTATTGCAAGTTGCTCTGATGCTGAGCGAGTTGTTGGGCCTACAAAGCGTGGCTCTGATGCTCGTGGATCACCATGAGCGTTAATTCCAAAGATTGATGCTCCATTATCTGCAACTACTCGACCGAAGATGTTGTCTGGCTGTCCATCACGATCACGACGCACTGCTGCTGCAATAATCTGGTCAGCAATGTCTCCCTTTCCAAATACACCTGTTGGACTTGCAAACGTATTGTCAAATGGGCTAAGAACTCCAGTAATTAGTTGTCCTGTTACAGGGTGCTTGATCTTAACAACACGCTGATTAGGAGACTTTAGATTAAAGACGCTATTCATAACGTGAGCACTTCGAGCCTCTAGCAATGCAGAGTCAGGAGATTCCAATGCCTTGAATACTCCACCTTCATAGATACCGTTAAGTCCTGGAAGAGTTGATGAGTACCCGCCGATTCCGTGCTTCAACTTTCCAAGGTCTGTTACTGGAAGGGAAGCATATCGTCCTGAACGTGAAAGCATATCTGCACGGGCAAGTCTTGCCTCTACCCCGGCTCTGCCAGACATTCCAAAGAGTTTTCCAAGGAATAGAGGAACACGCCCTCCTGCCGCAAATCTTCTAACTTGACCTCTACCAAGAATATGTCCTCCCGTGTTAACATGAGTATATTGAACACCAGGAATTGAGCCTCCGCGTGCGCGGAGTCTCTCATATGGCACTATTCCTTCATTAGATGATATTGTTCCAAATTCACTGTTTGGTGTAATATCAATCTTTGTTCCATCTTCATGACGAATGTAAATTCTTGTCTTTGAGTGCTTACCTGTAGGATTTGCCTTTGACCTTGCAAGTTCAATTTCTAATTTATATCCATTTGGCATAGGGAGAGAATTTGCCCAATCAAGAGTTGACATACCAGGCGTGCCCTTAAGTTTAAAACTCCTAGCCTCTGTAGATGCTCGCATGAACCGTCTTATATCTGTAGAAGAGCCACTCATAGACTCCATAAGTGATTCTCTGAATAGAGTCGTAAAGTTTGCATCCTTATATACTGTATCTGATGCAATCTTG